AAGCTGTAGTCCAAGCTGCATCTACCTCTTCTGGCTTTGGTAAATGATCTGGAATTCCTTTAACCTTTTGAAAGTCATCAGCATTATCAATCTGCTTCCATGCATACTTAGGTATGGTTTGATCTAAAGGTTTTTCTAATCGAACTTGGTTAAGGTGTCTAGACTCATATGTACCATCTGGCCCTTTCCTTACCCACGTCCCCATAGATATCGGAGACTTAACTGGTCGTTCAAGCATGAACCGTTCATAGGTCAGCCCATCCTTTCTGGGAAAGTGAGCGCGTATCCATTCAGGATTAAAAAACTTAGGGTCCCATTGATGGCCTGTAGTAAGATAACCATCTGTAACCTCATCAATAAACCACTTACGCTGCATAGCTTTGTTATGCTTTGACCAGCGCAATCCTAGAGCAATGGTTGGATCTTCTTGAAAGAACTGATGCTCGTAAGGCCGGTCAAGTGGGTTAGGGGTCTTTGCACCAAGGGCAGCTTCTTCACCCCGGTTGATTGCACTTACAGTTTCTTCTGGTCTTTTCGTTCGATGCTGTCTAAAGCCAGCTTTATAGATAGGCTGCCCGAACTCATCAATACTCTCTATTAAATCTGCATCTCTTTCCTCAACAACCTTTCTACCTCGATCAGTGAGCATACGAGGAAAGTAACCTCTCCCTTTTACTGGGTCATACTGCAATCCAAATGCTTGCTCCAAGTCGTACCACTCAGTCGTACGATCTTCCCAATCTTTAAGTAATTTTTGTCCTTCATCACCAAGGTCACGCTGGTATTGTAAGTCTACAGATATACCACCCTTTCTTTCCATTGAGTCTCGGAATGCCCTCTGCACATGAGCAGCAGACACACCTAATTCAGTAGAGCGTTTCTTAAAAAACTCGTTTAACTTCGGCAGCTCTTCTGCCATCTCTTTTTCCATACGTCTGAGATGGTTCTGTGCTGTACCGTAAATACCCTTTACATGCTTACCCTTACCTACTGGTGCGTTGAACCATCGAGCTAAGTCTTTCATTCCAACGCCACCAGCAATAGGCAACTCCTTTTCAAACATCGTATTTCTTGCTGACGTTAAACCCCTTGCTACACTACGAGGAGTGTTCTTTGCTATAACACTACCAAGCCCTTTTATAGCACCACCGCCCACATAAGTCAAGGGATCTGTAAGTACATCACCAGCAAATCCTAAGACACCCTTCAAGATGGGATTCATGTCATCAGGAAGAAAGTCTTGTGTTCTTACCTCTTCCTCACCTGACCAGCCACGACTAAACCCCTCCCAGAATCCCTCCTCTGGAGTGAGGTCTACACCACCAGCAGCTCTAAAGAGATCACCGCCTAAGGCAGATTCTTTTAGACCAACCTTCAGTGCTTGTGCTGGCTTCTCTAATGCAGCAAGATAGTCCAGAATGCCACGCTCACCAGTATGCGGAGCTATTTTATCCTCATACTTAGCCACCAACTGGCTCTTTAGTATAGAGTTTTGCTGGTCCTGTGGACGCTGAAGAAAAGCGTCAGTTACTTTTGATCTAAAGGTCTGCCCACCAAACTTATATTGGATGGTCGGCATTAGGGACCAACAACCTCAGTTCCTGAAACCTCTGCATTTACTGGAACACCCTGCTTACTACCACCACCTGTCTGACCCTCAAGAAGTGCTCTAGCTAATTTCTCCATCTCCACATAAGTTTTAGGACCAACATATCCACTATAAATATCATCAAGATCAAGCCCACCACTAACCCATTGAGATGCTAGCCTATCTACCGCAGTCTCAAAGCCGTCGACTGCCTTAGACTCCGCTATTATTTCCTCTAGAAGATAAGCTTTAGACCCAATAGCGGTTGACCGTGCTTTTTTAGCATCAGTAATAGCTTTCATGTAATCAGTAGCTGCTTTAGATTCAGCCTTATCAATCTCAAGAGTATAGCCACTAACCTCTGCTGCTTTCTTCGGGCCAACATGCTTAACCAATCTATTATAGAGAGTCTTAGCTGACTTGGGAACCTTATTGTCCTTAAAGACTTCTTCAATAATCTTAGCGTCTTCAATAGCGCCTTTAGATTTTGCATCACCCTTGAGTAATGCTATTGCATTCTCTACATACTTGCTTTCCCTTCCCGGATTCTGGAATGACAATAGAATAGAATGACCCAATACCATCTGCATGTTATCTAAGAAAGAATTACGCTCTTCCTGCCTTCTTTGAACAAGCCCCGGCAACTGAGACTGAAAGGTATCAGGCATTTGAGCTGGGCCAGTAGGCACGCCGCCTAGCCCCAATGGCTGTTGGGGTTGAGGTTGTTCTTTAGGAGTTCCATCAGGCCATAAAGAAGCACCAAGCGCTCCAGCAAGACCCAAACCTGTTGCTGTTGCAATTGGACGCCTTCTTGCAAACCCTGCTGCTACTGGAGGAACCGCTGGTCTTCCGGGTATTGTTCTAGGAGGCCCGGCGGGTCTTGGTCCAACAGAACCCCAGCCCGGATGACGTTGAGGATATCGAAGTCTAGGTGGTGTGGCAGCTCGACCCGGAATACCTTCAGCCCCCCCACGCCAGCCAGTACCCGCAAAGGGTCGCTTAGCTGCTTGAACCCCTGATTTACCTAGATTCCATAATGATTGTGCTGCTCTAATAGGCCATGCCATATTATCTACCTCTAAACATTGACGGCAGTGGAGCAAAAGCCCTACTAGCTGGGCCTACTGATACTGCCGAATAGTAATCAGGATTGGGAGCTTCAGTACCCTTTACCAAATCAGATAAGAACATCATCTTTAACATTCGTCTAAGCTTTTCCTGTTCAGTTGCTGCCGGTCCGGTATCTGAAGCGACTTCTGCTATCTGCTGCTTGAACGGACCTGATGGCGGTCTAACTGCACTGCGTCCTCTTTCCCCGCGACTTAGTGCTGCTGCTTTCTCAGGGCCAAAGCCACCCGGCATAGAGACTGGGTATTGACTTGGATCGGCAGCTACAGATCTAGTAGGTGGTACAACTGGTACCTGTGGTTGAACCCTTTGAGGGGTTAACCTCTGTTGTCCCAAGCCAGCATCTTCTGTCCACTCCCATGCAATTGGCTTATTTCCTACACCGGGAGTATTTTGAGGAATTGGCCCTTGACCTATTAAGGATGCTTCTGGACCGGGCTTCAAACCCAAAGAAGCTGGTGTAACATTGCGTACTATATCTGCTACACTTCTTGGCCGTGTTGAAGTACTTGGCCTAGTAGGCTGTGCTGGCGGACCACCTGACTCTCCCCCAAAGAAGGGACGAACAGGAATGCCCGGAGCAGTACCCACAACTCGATCAAGCATGGGGTCTACAAAACCCTCTTGAGCCGCAAGAGCACCACTCTTTATCTTATCCGCCCACCAATTTTTATAAAAGGATGGTTCAATATGCCATATTGCATGTGCCATATATATCTCCTACTTCGTCATTCCAAACAATGATGACATCAAGGGTCCGCCTGCACCCATACCTATACCACCAGCAAGGGCTGTAACCCATGGACTCGGACCACCCGGACCAGTAGCAGTAGTAGTACCACCATAATCGCCAGAGATACCAGCAAGGTAGTTCTGAAGGCCGATGGTCGGAAGCTGTGATTGGTAAGAATAGCGTTGCATAGCTTCATCAATACCAGCCTGTTCCATTGCTCTTTGCTGCCCACCAATTGCACTCATTGCATCATACTGCTGTAAAGGCGCACCCATAATAGATGGATAGCGACCTAACGCACCAAGCTGTCTGTCTTGCGCGCTCTTATAAGCATCAAATTGAGCAGTAGCAATCTTATTTGTAATGTCTTCTTGAGTAGCAGCAACTGCATTTGCCTGTATGATATCACCCCTAGTAGAACCACCGGGATTATATTGTGTAATCTGTTGTCGGATGCCCGGCAAGACATTTCCTGTCAACTGAGACATAGCTTGCGCTCTAACAGCGTCAGCTACAGGATCAAACCTAGAAGTATCTACGTCGCCAGACATGAGTCCAAGAGAAGCATTCTCAGCAGCCGTCTGTTGGGCTCCCGGTCTTGGGCCAGAGAGATATCCCAGCGCCCCTGTCTGAGCAGCTTCTTGCGCAGCGCTAAAGCCAGCGGTGGTCGGCCCTGTAAAGTACTCAGGAGTCATCTTCCCTCCTGAGTACAAGTCTTCAGCCCTCTTGAAGCCCGTCTCTAGAAAAGGCTTCTGTTCAGCCCAAGGCTCTGTTCTTGTCGTGGTTGATTTGCTTCCTCCAGACATATTCTACTCCTTTATTAACCTAACACCAACTAGAATGTGACGTAAAGCTTTGCCTTCATCATCCATTATTTCGTCTCTTACACTACCGGGAAAGTAGGGATAATATCCGTACTTGTCTATATCTTTTTCTGTTCCAGCCGGTTCCCATCCTCCCTCTTCACCTCCACCCGGATCTGCCCAAGAATATTTTGGGTACTCATAACGATAACCCTCAACACTTGGCATAGGTAGTCCAGCAGTAGCAGTACTACCACTAGCATCAAAAGGATAATCCATTTGATCCGCTAACGAAAGGTATGGGGATGCTTCACCTAGAGTTCTACCTTTCCCACCTAGTTCTGTAGGTCTATGACCAAAGTTTTTCCAATGTTCTCTTCCGTAGTCGGCTAGATTAGTTTTCCCATGCTTGTCTTTATTAGTAAGAAAATCAGCCATTAAGTCTGGATATTTTCGTACATAATTTCCAAATATACTACCACCGCTGAAGTTCACGGGGACATCAGGAACTGGTGGACGAGTATATGATAGTAGACCGGGCGAGGATGGTGGTGCGTAATCTGCGGCTGTAATGCCAGCAGCAGCTAAATAAGGTGGTAGTGCCATTAGTGTAACCTATGTTGTAGTTCTTTTGTATACACGGTATATGAGTCCTTCCATTCTGGTAGTAGTTTCTTCCAGCCTTTTCTACCCCATAGCTCTATAGCTGTGCATCCATACTTGATAGCAAAACCTTCAATCATCGCCTGAAAGCTTTTTATTTCTTCAAAGTTTTCTCCAGCAAGAGATATGATTCGTAGTATTTTCTTCTGAGGATACTGTATAAATTGCGTAACCATTGCAGCATTAATGATATCATTATCTTCATAGGCTACCCATAGTTGCATTTCACCAGTAGATAACGGTTCAATGAAATCTTCCGGTTCTAGTTCCCCTTCGGAATGTACCGCTGCTTTTGCTAACATTGGCGCAACATCCTCCCAAACGTAAGGGACATCATCAGGGTAAAGCAAGTGTGGTTTCAAAGCTGCGTCCATGCTCCACTATTATTAAAGAAATATATACCCTCTCCAGAACCCGGATTCCAATCGGTGCCGTCAGCATACCTAATGTCACCCTTCCTTGGGCGCGTTGGTTCAACGTGCATACATTCCAGTCTAAAGGTAGCTTGATTTAAGAATATATTTCCGATTCTTTTTAGCTCAGTAACTACATAATTACCAAGATCTTCTACACTTTCGGGTAATGGTCCGGGTTCGTATCTTGTTTCGCTCTTGACTACTCGGTCAATAAAGGTGGCCATCAGTATTGCCTGCTTCCTCTATTACCAGCATTGTCTATATCTAAAGCATAGCCATCTAGTTCCCAATCCATATCAGTAGCAGACTCAAACTTAACTGCATAGAACTTTCCTGTACCTCTTACCGATACTTTTGACTGGGTATCAGGGTTAAATGAAACCGCATCTTTCCAATCATAACCGCCCTCAGTTGACATAGAGGTACCAAGATATACTTTAATAGAGTTAGAGCCGTTTATAGACATCTTTGGATAGATAGCGCTAATACGCTTCACTCCCGTAAAGTCTGGCTGTCCTTGAGCATTTAAGGATAGTCCAGTTCTCTCTACATAGGATGTCATTAATGCAGTATCTTTCTTATTACCTGATCTATCTCTATATAGTTTAGTATTAACAGGGTCAGCAAACAATAAGACCTTATCCTGTAATGCGTAACTCATTGTCCAAGGGCCGGTAATGGTGGCCCATGAAGTTGTTGCACTTGCCCATGTAGATGGGAGAACAGGATCACCTACGTTTCCATAGCCCATGTGAGCTACATCAGGTATTTC